GTGCCATAATTATATATCGTATTTAGTTGGTCCTGGAGGTGGATACGCAGGATAAGCTGAATTTACAATTGGTAATCCTGCTTGTCTTGCTAAGTTCATATATACTGCTCTAGTATTCCTCTGCATTACAATAGGTGATCTGTACTGACTACCATAGTCAGGTACAAATTGGTATAGTAATGTATTTTGACCTAATTCAGGAAACAATGCTAGATTTTCAGTTAAGTATCTAGACAGTTGATCTGCGTAAAATTGTTGTTTGTTAAAAATGCTTTGACGTTTAGCATCATACATACTTCTATCTACATTAACGCTATTTTCACCCCCTGTAGGAGTTAATAATCCGTTATTTCTAGTTCTTACCATTACAGCCTCTGTAATATTATACAATGCAGCATAAACTAATGCCGGCTGAATGTAATCGTCAATTAATGTTGTATACGACCCTGATACACTATTGTTATCAATTTTAGTAATTAAAGTATTATATAGTTTAGTTCCTATAATAGGTTGTATAGCTATATCTTGTGCTTCTCTAATTCCGTTTACCATTAAAGCATCATCTACAGATTCATTTAAATCTGAAAATGCTCTAACTTTTGCTTCGCTAATTAATAATGTAGTTGTCATATATCTATTCTGTTAATGGTGCGTCATTATTTATTTGATCATCTAATTCTTTTTCATCCTCTACATCTGCATCTTGAGATACTACTACCTCTGTTTCATCTGCTTCATCATATTCAAATAATGGGTTTTTCTGTATTACACCTAATGTTAATTCTCCGTAATTGAATTCTAATAATCCTTCAAATACTCCTAATATACTTTGTTGGAATGGTAATACTACTGTATTTAAAAACAATCTATATGCTGTTTCTATTTCTTCACTATTGTTACCTAATCCTGTGTTTGATTTAATACCTAAAAGCATTGGACTTGTTATACGATGACTCGTTAAAATTTTCTGTGAAACAACGTCATTTAATGTGGTATAATAATCGTCGGCCCCATTTTGTGGAATAGGAGTTATATCGGGTTTAAGCGACGGATCTGCAACATCCATGTATAACATATTTCCTGCATTACTAGTACCTTCATACTGTAATCTTAACATGTTTTCTATAGCCATTCGTTCCTCATCATTTGCATTTGTATAAGTTGTAATTGCTAATGATGGTGCTAAACCATTTTTAATATTTGATATGTGGAAATTATCTACCTCTTGATCTAAGTCTATTACTTTAGAACCACCTACATAATCAGGTAATGGATAATATCCTTGTCCAGGTCTGTAAGGTGAATGGTATAATAATTGTTTTGGTTCCTCGTTTCTACACTCTAAATTAAATGGAGGTAAATGAGGTAATTTTTTATCCATGTCATTAATTGTAAAATCAAATGATGGTCTCCATTCATTTGAAATATAATAACCTGGTATTTTATTGCGATCGCATTTCTCCATAGCTCTCACGTGTGAGAAATCTACGTGATATATCTCTGCAATTTTGCTTCTATCTCTAGAATAAATAATTTCTAAAGCATAGCCTCCGAAGAGTTTGTAATCTAAAGCTACTTTGTTGTAGATATCATTCCATGATTCCCCATCCCTGTTAGCAACTTTTAAGATGTCTTCATTGTCTGTAACTAAACCATCTCCGGTTATAGCTTGTACAATTGAATTTATACACGAAGCGTGTATTGATGATTGATTGTATAATGAAATTAAATATTCTGGGTACTGATTATCAGCTCCAAATTTCATATACTTTGGCTTGTCCATTTCTCCGTGACGATAAGGATTACTTTCTCTGTCAAATCCACTTTTAGCGAATTCTTCCTTACGTTTAATAGCCGAAAAGTTAAATTTTTTATTTTCCATTAGTATTGATATGTGTTAAAGGTACCGTTTTCATTTCCTGATACATAATCGGTTATAGCTGGGTCATTCGAACCTGAAACCCATACTCTTTCTGTATCAATGAAACCACCATCATATTTTCTATTTAGATATTTTTGGAACGTTGCCCATTTATAATCTAAAACTGCAATTGGTTCATTATTATCAGCCCATTTTAGTGCTGTAATGTTCCATATTGCATTAGTAAATTCACTTACATATGGTGATATGTCTGCGAACCATTGCCCACTTGCTGTAGGCGCTTGATTTCTATTAGTTTGTACTAATAACCAACCGTCTCCACCTTGCGTTTTATTAGATATGATGCTACCTGATAATTCCCATAATGATTGATCATAACTACTAGTTAATGAAAATAATGCTTCAGATGAACTAACTTGGTAGTTTACCCAAAGTGCACTTGTATCTGTTCCACTGCTGCTGTAATTTAGTCTAATCATCGTCTAAGAATAAATATGTTTATTGTATAAAATAGATATTAAAAAAAAGGGGGTCATTTATAGACCCCCCAATTTTTAAGAATATATTTAAGATCCTACAGATATACCCGAAAGTACACTTGTTAAGACAGATCCACTTACTTCACTTGCTGGGAATGGTTCATCCCCTGTAAATGTTAGTGTGTATCCGTTTAGGTCTCCAAAAGCTGTCCCCGTCTGTCCAGTTCCACCTGATAATGTCATACCATTTTCTTGGCCCAAATAGAAAAATTGTCCTATTCCGCCGTCTTCAGTACCATTATTAGTTTGAACTATAATCTTTAAGTCTGGGTTCTGTGCAAGAACTTTAACCTGATTACGAGTTGACGACTGTAGTTTTTGGAATGGAGCGTTTACTACTTGTTCGTAATAAACAGTACCATTTTCAATACTACTGTTAATAGTTTCTGTAAAGTCACCTGTGTTTTTAGCAAGTTCGAATAAAAAGAACGTACCTGATCCACTGATAGCTGTTAATAAACCATTATTTGCGCCTGTTACTGAACTAACTGAACCACTTAATATATAAATTTGACGAAGTCCACCCATGTTATCTCTACAACCTAGTTGAAATCCTGATGTTATATCACATGCCATAATTTTAAGTTTTTGTTAGTTAATAATCGGTTAATGCTCTTAGTTTACGTCGTTACTCACCCAGTAATGTGGATGACCAATTTGAGTACCTAATTTGTTTCTCAATCTGTATTTGATAGTATCAGAGTTGATATCATACCAAAGTTGATAGTTACTTGTATCTGAAATAAGATCACATCCTACGAATGCATCACTTGCAGGTCCTAGTACTACTCTCTCTTTGTTACGTAATCCCCATCCACCTACGATAACCACGTTAGGGTATCCTGGTAATGGAACTTCGTAAAATCCGCCTCTTGACTTCACTGAAGTTGGGTCAAAGTGGAATAAGTTCTGAGTTGTAAGACCGTTGATGATTCTTTGGAATACTTTAATACCACAGAAGAAAGTTAAATCACTAACATCTAAGATGTTTGGATCAGCAACTTCTAACATTCCTGTTAACTGTGCGTATGCAGTAGATCCTGTAATTGGAGTTGCAGAAGCACCTGTCGCAGAAACTACATTAGCAGTAGAACCACTAATTAGTTTGTGAAAACCGTCAGCTTCTGGCTCTACAGATGATCCAGGAAATTGTGATCCTGAAACTGCGTTCCAAATAAAGTTATCATTGTCTTGTTGTGCCTTAGCTACTAATTCAGTAGTTAGGTCATTTAATAAACTGAAAGTCTCTTCGTAAGACCCTTCAGGTAATGCAGATATACCTAAGTATTTCTGTGTTAATGTTTGAAGATTCCAAGCATCGTAAGCTGTTCTCTTCGTAACAGTAATGTTTCTTTGAGTAAATGTTGCAGATCCACTTGGAGAAGTTACAGCGTCACCACCTTGAAAATAAGGTATAACGGAAACTTTGTTTAATGGCTCTTGATATTTAATCCCTTCTTGAATCGATACGTACTCAGCTGTATTGCCTTTATATATCGTTTGAAGTAAAACTTTACCTGCTACTTCGTTGTTAAAGTCTGCTAATGCAGCTACATTTAATCCCATAATAGTTTAAGTTTAATTTTAATTATTTGTTAGACATTCTCTTCAACATTGCGTTGTAGCGTTTGTCTGCTTTTGTTACGCCTTCCGCTCTGGAAAACTTGATTGCTGGAACAGTTTTATCAGCTGCTGGTTCTGAACTAAATGAAGACATTTTTTCTTCCATCGATTTCATTTTGTCATCGATTTTTTTCATCTTGTCTTTTAATTCTTCTACTTTCGCCTCAACTACTTCTCCAATTACTTCGACAACATCTTCAAGTGAAAATCCACCTGCGTTAATTAAGTCTTCCTTCTCGTCTTTAATTCCATCTAAATAGCCTTCCTCTTCAGCATCTGTTCTTGCATCCATTTCGTCTTCCTTAGAAGCAAATGCGCCTTCGTCTGCTTTATCACCTTTCTTAATTAAATCTTTAGCTTGTGGATCTTTGTCCTCTTCAACCATCTTGTCTTCCGACTTTAGATCTGCTGAACCTTCTCCTTTAGCGTCTGGATATTTAAGACCCGTGATTTTAGAGTCTCTATCTAGAATAAATTGGATACCAGATTTAGAAATGTGTTCTCCTTCAGGTGCTTCTACAAAATTCCCTTTGTCATCCTTAATGTATAAGATTTGACCTAGTTCAAATTTGCCAGCTTTCTGGTTAGATACTTCACTTCCGTCTTCTAATTCCGCTTTATCGAATTTTTCAACGTTCGCTTCGACTAAATTAAAATGTTGTTTTACTAACTCTTTTAATTCATTTTTAGTCATAGTAAATGTTTTTTGAAAAAAATTATTGATGAGGCTACTTGCCTCATTTCGTTAACCATAAATATCCGTATTCTTCTACTTCTTTTATAAAGTCTGTTGGCTTCTGTTGGTTTTCTATTTATATTACATACGTATAATAAGAACAATAAAATACAATATTATGAGAACATTTTACAACACAAAAGATTCATGGCCTAAAGTATGTATAGCATGTGCTAAACGCGGTGAAGAAACAATTCTTAATCCAGGCGTTAACATTTACTTATCAATGTTTAAACGTGCTATTTACAAATGTAAATCATGTAAAGCAAAACAATCTAAAATTGAACACGAAGCAAAATGGAAGTTGCCTTGGTTTAGAATTAAAAAATCTGAATACTTAAAAGAATATCATCGTGAAGAGCCAGCTGGTGTTTATGCTATATATGAAGATTTAAATATCATTTATATTGGTCAATCTACTATGCCTGAACAACGTCGTGTAGCCCATTTTTCTAAACATATTAAGCCTGATAAAATTAAATGGCAACCTAAAATTCCATATGATTTAGCTACAGGTAAGTTAGATAGAACTAGATTATCATTTGATGTAATTGAATATGTTGAAGATAAAGATGAACGTATGAAACGTGAAAAATATCATTTAGAACAACACAAATTAGCATTTGGTGATTACCCTAGATATAATGTAGATTCTACAAGTAGAAAACGAGGACATATAAAAGATAAAAGAAAGGATAGCTAACGAGGTTCCGTTACGTGCTATCCCTTCCTAAAAAAAAAATATATAAAAAATATATACAATAAAATACAATCATAAAACCAATGGACTAGTTTATGTTGTACAAGTATAAATATATTATTTATCTTCCCATTGCTGTAGGCAAATGACAAATCTTTGTTTGCCATCTGGGAATTCTTTACGCATTATATCTGATGTAACACATCTAGATAAAAAATCGTCTTTCTTTTCGGTTGGTTTAGGATTTGGTAAAGGCATATTCTTGTTTATTTGCTAAAATTGTTTTATCGTTAAAAATACCTTCAACACTAAAGCCTTTTACTGCTCCTGTTTTGATGTATTTGTCCCATACTTCTTCGTTGTTTACTTTATAAACTCCGAACCAACTACCTTTAGGTAAATTGTATCCGTATGAATTTGATTTATCGTTTTTCTCATCTGCTACTAACCATGATTCGACTAATGTTAAATCAGCTACTTTTCTATCTGCATCATGTTCTATGTTTACAGAATCGATTAACTTATTCTCCATTAATTTATATGATAGTTTTTTAATACCTGCAGCGTCAAAGAATACATAATATTTTTCTCCTTCTTCATCAAATCGAGGTATTAATTTATCAGGTACCATAAGTGGTCCTGCTAATTCCATTTTCTCACCAACCGCACTAAATTCAAATTGACCTTCAGGTACACCTGCTTCAATTTCATTTAATGTTCTTGCTTTAGGATTTACTTGACTAGCGCCTTGTGCTCTAGGTCCTCCTAATATTTCTTCTAGGATCGGGTTTTTGGCAGATCGTTTATTATTGGTATCATTTCTTTTAAAGAATTTTTGTACCCAACTGTGTCTACAGTTAAAACTGCCTTTGTATACGAATATATCGTATGTACTAAATTCCTCATTAGCACCAAATAATGACATATTGTTTATGTCTTCTAATCTGTATAATAAATCTAAATTTAATACTTGTCTACAGAACGTTCTATTTTTAGAATCTCTAGGTCCTGAATATTTGTATAATACTTTAAATTGCGATGTATCTTGTAATGATCCTTTATCTGGATTACTATCACTACGTTTTACAGCGAATTCAGCGTATAAACTGTTATTAAACTCATCCTCACTAATTTCTAACCACGTGTCATCAATCAATGATGCTTCTGTTTTACCCACGGATTTTAAATTTTTAAGTAATTGTTCTTTTTGGTCATCATCAAACTCATCAAAATGTTTATGCATTTTAACTGGTTCAGATTCCTCTATTTTTTTAAGCATTTTATCAGTTGCTTCAGTATGTGTTTTACAAGGCATATAAACTGTTTCTCCTCCAATTTCATGTTTATGAGTGCCTGCACAACCAATATTTCTAGCCATTACTAATGCTTGATTTTCATCTGCAAATACAGGTATACCATCTATTTCTGCTTGATCAGCAAAACCATATTTTTTATAAATTCGTTCTCTATCTGCTGCTGATTTAGTACCCCATTTCATTTCAGACATAATTACTTCTTTATTAGATTCTTCTAGTAAACCAGCTTGTCTTAATTTCTTTTCTGCCCAAGGTAATGCAGCAGGTCCTCCCCATAATAGATAAGATATATAACCACATGCATTATAATCGCTTCTTTTTATAGCTAAATCGTAATTATCTTTTTGACGTAATAAGAATGACCTCATACGTTTAATTGTTTGAATTGACACGTTCTCACCGTTAGCTAACTGCGTTGCTCTACGTTTGCCAACCGCTGTACCACATTTATTTTTAATCGCTTTATTACGTTTAATTCCTTGTTCTGCTGCCTTACGAGCTGCTTGAGGATAATCTTTAAATGTTTTAGCAAAGTGTTGTTTGTTGAAAAATTGAAAATCTAATTCAATAGCTGGTTCTGCAACCAATGCTACTGCATCTATTCCTTCGAATATGTTTTCTTCATCAATGTCTAATTTTATTACTTTCATATTGTTATATTTTAACCGCCTATGGCTCTTCTTGTACTTAATTTTGCTTCTGCTTCTTGTGATGATGTTATATCACCGCTGACAACATACGCTTGAACTGCGTTAGTTCCTACCTGTGTTTCGGGAGATACACCTAAATCTAAATTAGGATTATCTGGTACACTTGCTCTACCAGGAGCACTATTAGGTAATGGTGACCCTCCTGCTGGTGAACTTGATGATCTAGCATTTTTAATATCACCAATTGATTTAGCAGCACTTGCTACTGCTGATGCTATACTTAAACCTGCAGATACAGTGTTAATTGTAACCCAAGGTTGACCAAATGTTAATGGTGATGCAGCTAATGCTTTTGCATTTGCTAATCCTGTAGATGATATTATACCACCTATTGCTGCTGCTTGTGTTGCAATAACAGCTGCTATTTGTAATTCTTCTGATTCACCTGCTAATTGACCTAATAAACCACCAAATTGAGATAATAAACCAAATTTAGCTTGTTCAATTGCTGTTCTAGCTTCTAATTCAGCCATTGCAGCATCTTCTTTCCTCTTAGCTTCTTCTTGAGCGTTTAATACTGATTGATTTGATGCTTCTGCTTCTGCATCTAATTTTAAACCAGCATAATAATCTCTTACTGCTTGAATATCTTCTAATTCAGCACCTAAAGCTTCTAACTCAGATATTTTACGTTCTTCCTCTAGCTCAATTTTTTGTAATTCTGTTTCTGCAGCATCGTCTTCAGCACGTTTTAAATAATCAGCTATAATAGCATCTATACTAGCTAATCTATCTACTTCTGCTTGTGCTGCCTCTTCAGCCGCTGCGTCTTCTTCTGCTTTACGTGCTTCTCTTTCTTCTTGTCTTTTCTTTCTTGCTTCCTCATTTGCAGCATCTACTGCATTTTGTTTATCAGTTATTAGTTGTTGTTCAAATGCTGCTAAATCAGCTTGAGCATCTTTTTGTTCCTGAGATCCTTCCTCAGTTAATGCTAATATTTTTGCTAATTTTTCACGTTCTAACTCAACTGTTTCTTCACCAGCTGCTTTTCTAACTTTTAATTCGTTATCAATGTCTAATAAACGTTGTTCATAACGTTCTTTTTGTTCACGAGCTGCTTTTTCTTCTGCTGATTCAGTTAAACCTAGTACTTCACCTACTGCCATTGCTAGGTTCTTAAAGAATGTAAATACTTTATTTACTGCTTCAAATTTATCTTTAAGTGCTACTACTAAACCAATTAATGTTGTAATTGACAATATAACAATAGCTACTGGGTTTAATGACATAATCGCATTAAATGCCATTTGTACTACGTTATATGCCTTTTGAGCTATAGTACCTAAATTAAGGTTTTTAGCTAATTTACCTACACCTTCAGATACATCTTTTATACCCATACCAAATGCAATTGCATTGGTTGCTTGTGCAGTTAATTTATCAAATTCTTCTGATTCAATACCTAATAATCCTACGGCACCAGTTAAACCAGCTACAGAACCTGCTACAACTTTAATTGCACCATCTGCTGTTTCTAGTTTTTTATCTAATGTAAATCCTTCTACTGTAGATTGAGTTTGTCTTAATTCTGACTCTAGTTTCTGAATATTACCAGCTGCTTTATCAAACGCAGCACTACCAACACCAACTTCTTTAATCTCCTGATTTAACTCATTTAATTCGTTTTCAATGTCTTGGATAGTTCTAAGTGAACTTCCAGCATTTACATTAATATTATAATCAATAGTCTGTGTTGCCATACTAATAAATATTTATTTAAACAAGTCTACCCTTGTTAATAATTTGTTTTTAAATCTTTCATGTCCATTCATGTTATCTATGTCTAATGACAAATAATGCGTTTTAAGCGCTTGATACGTTTTTATACGCACTATCAAACCATCAACAACGACTTTATCGTAATTAGGTAATTTTTTATTATATACGTCAATATACACATCGTTATATTTTCCCATCCATCCTCTAGCATTAAATCTATTTGATGTATGCCTTGTATATCCATCTATCTTTATATCACTATCTACAATTATATCTATTTCTTCATGGTTATAATCATCAATAAGACCATGTAAATATAAAGCCAAACTTCCACAAATAACGAATTCACCAATTGTTGCTTTTAAATGTTTAATTACTTCTCTCATTAACAATCATCTGTACAAGTTCCTCCTGTGCTTAATCCACCTGTACCTGAACTACTTACTGTTCCTGTTTGTGCACAGAATGATGTTGAAGCATAATCTTCTACTCTTTCATATCCTGTAGTACCATCACAACAAATAAAGTTTGCTTCTTGATAATCACCTGAACTATTACCATAAATTGTATATGTTCTACATCCTGAAGGACTTGGTGTAGGAGTTGGTGTTGGAGTAGGTACTGGTGTAGGTGTAGGAGTAGGTGTAGGCGTTGGCACTGGAGTTGGACTCGGTGTTGGTGCTGGTGTATCAACTACATTGTTAAATACTGGATATAATTTTAGTAATTCAACTGTTACTACATCAGGTTCCATTAAATTAAACCCTTTGATTTTGTTAATTCTATATGTTTGATCTTTAATTGTTATACGATCATTTAATCTTATATCTTTATATTCTTCAGGTGTAAAGTATAAATCTAATGTTACTTTTTTACCTTCATTCCAATATAATCCTGCTATATAATTATTCCAATATGATACATAAGCTGTTTCTGCTACTGCTGTACCAATTCCAAATGATGAATTAGATGCTACAAATGGAGTGTATGTGTTATCAAAATGTAAATTAAATGTATTTAATAAATTACCTACTGCTGATATATTACTTATTGTAGCATAACCATCATCTTTATTATATGCAGTTGCTCCTACGCCAGGAGTACCAATCCAAATAGAACCAGATGCTGCTGATGCTAATGAATTACCTGTTAATTTATATCCTATACGTGGTTTAAAGTTAAATGATTTTAGACCTGAATTATCGAATTTATATAAATGTGGTACATAATTTTCTTCTACTGATAAGTTATATGTTGGGTTACCATCTGCATCTATAGATCCTGATTGTAACATTGTGCCCATAATTACAGGTGCAAAGAATGTTTTAATTTTTCTTTGTCCTTGAGGTATTGTACTATTTGATACTAATTGTACTGTACCGAATGGTAAGTTAGGTTGGTTATCTTCTGTAAAGACACTAAATCTATCTTTATCACCACTATTGCCTATAAATGTTTCTTTATTTTGTTCTGCTAATGGTGAAGTAACTGATATACGTTCTGCTGTATTAAATTTATCTGTCCAGTTTACATCTCTACCATTTATCATCCATGTATCAAATGGTTCTATCGTTATTGATTTTGGTTGATTATAAGTTGGGAAAGCAACCATGTTAAATTGCTCTAAAAATCCTTTAAATAAATCTAATGTTTTAGTATTACCATCAAATTGTTGAGCCATATCAATATTAGCATTTTCATATGATACAGGTGTTGCTGTAACATTAAAAAATGTATTTGCTGTATCATTAATTGCTGCTGCTGTAATATTTGTAGCACTAAAATTCTCTACATATAATACTAATTCTAAAGAATCACCTGCTGATAAGTTAGGTATGTTAAATGCTCCGGTTTGTATTTCTGTAGATGTACCTGCATTATAAAATCCACTTTGTCCTGTGCTATAATATACGTTTGTTCCTCCGCCTGCAAATCTAACAAATATACCTGCTAAATATTGTGCTTTAAATACTGGCACTGATACATTTATTTCCATAGAAAAATCTACAGAATAATTACCATCTAAAGGACAAATATATCTATAGTTTCCAGCATTAAAGTTAGAACTAGGATCAAAATCAGCTGTTGTTTCTGCTGTTGTTAATAATGGATTTGAACCACCTGGTCCTACTGTAGCTATTGCTTGTGTAGTGATCATTGAACCACTAAATGTTTCGTTTGATGCACCTGCAGATGTAGGACCTAATGTGTCTCTACTTTTAGCTAATACATAAACGTTTTTAAATGCTTCAGATGTTAAATTAGCAAATGAACTTGTATAAGTAAATCCTGCTTGATCTGCTATTACATCTAATAATTCTTTACCTCTAATTGCAGGTAATAATTGTTGATATGCTAAAGGTGTTCTTTTATTATCAATTGATCCTGATGTTGTTGCTATACCACTAAATTGTATGAATGGTAATGAACCACTTGCATCTAAACTATAATATGCTTCTTCTCCGTCGTTACCATAATCAACTAAAGGATAGTATACAGCACCATTTAAAGGTAAATCAGAATTATTTGCTGAACCTGACCAACTACCTGTTATAAATGCTACTGTTAAATTA